CCGACAATGCATTCTGCATGGTGGTTCGCGAAGTGATTGACAACTGCAAAAGGATCAAGGCTGCCGCACTGGGCGTAAGTGATAAGTGCGTATCTTGCATTGATGTGAAAGGTGGACATGGTGTGCTCTCCGGATGGCGAATTTAATGTTATAGCCATCCGGGGCACAGGACACAGGCTCCCTATATATACTGGTGTTGTAGTAATCATAGACGGATACGGACTTGGAACTTTCACTAAACAACAACAACAACAATGGTCTATTTTCGGAGATCAACATTCCGGCGGCGCTTCTACGGCCGTCGGCGTCGATTTCGGCGAAATACGAGGGTCACGCGTGTGACTCGATCCGTTCGTGCATACCGACGCAGGCGTCGGCCAATGACGGCACGAAGAGTGCGCAATCTTGCTGCACGTAAATGTCACGACAACATGATGCCAATCAATATTGGCGAAGGTGGGGTTACATCCAATCCAGGCGTTGGTGTTACCGTGGACGGTGCGTTCGGCGCACAGTTCCTTTTCTTCCCTTCTGCGCGGTTGCCTGGACCGCAAGTGGGGTATTCCGAGCGGTCTCAGCGTCGTGTTTATGCACGAGGTTACAAGGAACGCGTCAGCATCGGAACTACGACGGACGCTCATTGGCAGTGGCGTCGTATTGTATTTCGCATGCATATGATCAACGAAGTCAATACGTGGCCGCCCGCCCTTCGCCCTAGTAACGGGGCGTCGTATATGGATTCGACGTATGGTTGGATGCGCACGTTGTGGAACATTGGAGATCAGACCATGGAGGGTGCGCAAGAAGTTGCTGAGGCAGTGCAGCGCCTTGTATTCGAGGGTACCGTCGGGGAAGATTGGTCCAACATTCTCAACGCCAAGCCGGATAACAAGTTGATTACGGTTATCTCGGATCGGACGCGTATGCTTGGTGGGTCCCTTGCATCGTCTGGGAAATTGCACAATTTCGCAGACTGGTACTCGGTCAATCGCACGATTGTTTACGGGGACTCCGAAAGCGGGAAGACGCCCCATACTGGGTCTCTTTATTCGAATACATCGAAGGATAGTGGGGGAGACATTGTCGTATACGACATGTTCAAATGCCAAGGTGGAGAAGGTGATGCGCTGACTTTTCAGCCGCATGGAACTTGGTATTGGCATGAGGGTAGTGGAAATTAAAAAAGAGGGGTAGTTACATTGACGAAAATACAATTTGCTTCCAGCCAATCGATATCTGCACCCTTGTCCAATCGTGGGTCACTGTTGGACAACCATACTGCAGGCTTGCCCCAGCGAATGAGCTGTTTACGCCGGTATTTGTCCGTAGCGTAAAACGTCTGTTGATGACCCAACCAGAACTTGTAAGAAGGAAAGAATTCCAGCCCTCCTTGAATGTCATCGAAAACTGCGTATTTGACGCCGTCCAGGCTCTCGTCCAAGGCAAACATGCCTCCGTAGTATGCGTGTGTCGCTAGTGATCTAGCCCATACTGTCTTGCCGAGTCTGCTTGGCCCATACACTATCAGTGATTTCCCTCGGACTGGTTAGGGTTTGGGTTAGCGGTTAGGGTTCGGGTTAGTGGTTAGGGTTCGGGTTAGTGGTTAGGGTTCGGGTTAGTGGTTAGGGTTCGGGTTAGAGTGTAAATACCTCCTGGAGTGTGTCGTTGTATGTTCTGAGTGTACCATTGATCAAGGTCAGGGTACAACGAAGTGTCGAAATGAAGGCTGTTATCATGCGTATATGGTTCTGGGTCCAGCCGATAGTGCCAGTCGGCATACTTCTCCAGACTGACGAAGCTGGTTGCGAGAGTTCTTGGTTGATGACGGCGAACAAGGTCGAAAAACTCGTCTCTAGTCGGAGCCATGATGATTTGAGCCCAGATATCTTGTCTCTCATTAGAGTCATTGTCTCCCGGTCTCTCCAGGCCGCCGGCGACAATGTCTCCATCCTTTGTTGCGTAGTCCCAACCTCGTCCAGGGTTGCCGAGGCTAGGAGAGATGTTTGGGTGGAAACCCTCAACATCAAAGATCGTTGCAGATCGTGATCTGAACTTGCGCCCAAAGTCGACAAAGACATGGAGATGCACTCCTCCGTCCGCGTGAAGCTCTCTGCCGACAATGCATTCTGCATGGTGGTTCGCGAAGTGATTGACAACTGCAAAAGGATCAAGGCTGCCGCACTGGGCGTAAGTGATAAGTGCGTATCTTGCATTGATGTGAAAGGTGGACATGG